TGAAGGTGATACTGTTGATATAAAATCTAATGGTCATTTAAATGCTTCTTCTTCCGGCAGTGTTAATATTAATGCTGGTTGTATTTTATATGCAGATGGATCTGCAGTAGAAATTGGAAATGGCGCAACGAATGCACAAGCTTCTGAGCTAGATGCTCCGGGAGATCGTAAATCGCCAGAGATGCCAGATCTAGGAAAACTTACAGTTATTACAAGAGGAGCATCTGGCGCAGGATACTATGAAACTCCAGATGAAGGAGATCCTTCAGCGTATACACAGAAACAAATTAATAACGGTGCTATAAAGCAAGAGGATATTGATTCTGGCACTACTCAAGAAAGTCAAGCAGTTCCGCCTAATTTAGTAAATCCAGGAGCAAAGAGTTGCGATGCTATTATGATGAAAGAGACTTTCGAACCATCATTTGCATTAAGTAAGAACTTCACGCTTGCTGCGTTAACGAAGAATGGAAGTAGACCAGTAGTACCTCAAATGGGTATGAGTGCACAGGAGATCGTATGTAATCTTAAAGGCCTTGCAGAGAATTGTTTAGAACCTATTCGCAATCTATATCCAAATATGATTATTACTTCTGCATTTAGACGTCCAGGAGATGTAGCTGCTTCATCTAAAACTTCTGATCACTACAATGGTCAGGCCGCAGATATTGTTATTCCTAACCTAGATCGTTCTGGACATTATACTGCTATTCAGAGGATTCAGGGAATCGTTCCATACGATCAACTATTACTCGAATATCAAGGTAGTTCTACTGTTTGGATTCACATATCGTTTAAATACACCGGTTCTAAGAAACAGATCTTTACTATGAGAGATCACAAGAGGGTTGGTGATTTGGGGCAGTTCGTACTGATAGCATAATGGCAATAGTAATGACAGTCACTCCAATAGTCGTACCAACTATAGATGATAACGCAGTTATCATGAATGGTGCAGCAGAGGAAAACAGATTTCCTCCAGTTAGAGAATACTTAGACACATTTCAGTTTTCTGCTGCATTTGCAGATGATAGTAGTAATGATATTGCATATACTGTTATCGGTATATCATATACGCCATCACTTACTGGAATTACTACTTCTTTTTCTAATAATAGCATAAATATATCTGGTAACATACAGAATGTGTTTACGAACAAGCAATTTCAATTTAGAATGAATGACGGAAGTATTCAGCAATTGTCTGCGAATACTTCAGAACCTTTTTATGGTGTTATAAAATATCAAGCCGATAACAGACGATATGTAGAAGTAACTTATACGATTATTCTTTCTACAGATGGTACATCGAATAACGAGAATCCAGCTTCTGCAGTTACTTTTATTGCAAAACAAACCGTAAACAATGACTGGGAATCAGATAGATTGCTTTTAAAACAACTAGTATCAAGAGGTCATTAATGCCAGCAGCATCTTTAGAAGGTCACGTTTCATCTGGCCATGGATGTTTTCCTCCAACACCAGTACAGTCTGGCTTTTCTTCAAAAACAAAAATTCAAGGGAAGCTATGTCAGCTTCTTGGATCTGCTAAATATGTAGATCACGCTTGCGGAAGAACTATACATAATGGAGATAGCAGAAAAGTTACTAGTGGAAGTGGCAAAGTAAAAATAGAAGGAAAAGCTGCTATAAGAATTGGAGATTCTATAGGATGCGGCGACACTGTTGCACAAGGTTCTTCCAAAGTGTTTATAGGCGGATAAATATAAGATATGGCTAATACACGTACATTTTCAGATCTTGACATGGCATTTCTTCCGAATCCCGTGTCGAAAGATATTTCTCGCAAATATGACGAGAACGCAATTAAACAATCTATTAAAAATATTATTCTTACAAAGAACTTTGAAAGACCTTTTCACAGTGACGTTGGCTCTCAAATATCATCGCTTTTATTTGAACCTATAACACCGATGATAACTGCTATGATGCAGAAGACTATTGCTAATACAATCCAGTCTTATGAGCCAAGAGTAAATTTACTCGATATATCAGTATTATTAAGTCCTGATAATAACGGAGTATATGTGACTATCGTCTTCACCATTATTAATACAAGTACACCTGTAAGCGTTGATCTATTTCTAGAAAGAACTCGCTAATGGCTAACAATAAAATTAATGTTTAAGATCTTGATTTTGATTTGATTAAAGCAAATCTAAAAGATTTCTTAAAAGGACAAGATCAATTTACAGACTATGACTTTGAAGGTTCTGGTCTAAATGTGTTGCTTGATGTTTTAGCGTACAACACTCACTATAATGCCATGTATACGAATCTAGCAGTAAATGAGATGTTCTTGGATTCAGCTAGCAAACGCGATAGTGTAGTTTCGATTGCAAATAATTATGGCTATCTACCTACGTCTCGTACAGCTGCGATCGCTAAGATCTCTATTGCGGTACCAATTGGAAGCAATACTTCTAGAACGATAGCTCTTCCAAAATATAGTCCATTTAGAGCTACAGTTTCTGGAGTAGATTATAGTTTTTACACTACATCAGAGAGTATCGGCCTACGCAATGAAGCTACATCAACATACGATTTTTCTTCAATAGATCTATATGAAGGAACTCCAGTAATTGAGAGATTCAATATTTTAGATGATAGCAAGATCATTTTGAAAAACAAGAATATTGATGTAAGTACTATTAAAGTTAGAGTTCAGGATCCTTCATCTCTTCTAACTAGTACTTACAAATATTCTGAAAAGGTATTAACACTGAATTCTTCTACTGAAGTATTTTTTGTACGCGAAGTTGAAAATGAATATTATCAGATTTATTTTGGTAAAGACAACTTAGGTAAAGAACCAGCTATAGGAGCTGTAGTGACTATTGAGTACATTGTTACTCGTGGCGCAGATGCTAATGGAATAAAATTATTCACTTATACTGGAACTGATTTAAGTGGTGTTCCAACTATAACTGTTCTTCAAACGGCAACTGGTGGTAGAGCAGCAGAAACAGTTGACGAGATAAAATATAATGTATCTCACAAATATAAGTTACAAGATCGTGCAGTAACATCAACCGATTATGCAGATGTTATAAAATCAAATTATCCAGACATTGACGCAATTAATTGCTGGGGAGGAGAAACAATGTCTCCTCCAATATATGGTAAAGTTTATATTTGTATTAAGCCTCAATCAAGCTTGTTCTTAACATCTAGCGAAAAGAATTATATTATTGAATCTATCATTAAACCAAAGGCAATGCTTGGAATATTTCCAACGATGGTAGATCCTGCTTATAACACAATTCAGCTTCATACTACTGTATTTTATAATCCTAACTTAACAAATAAGTCATCATCGCAAATTCAACAAGCTGTTCGTCAAGCAATATTAGATTATAATGATGTATATTTACAAAAGTTTGATGGAGTGCTACGTTATTCGCGATTAGTACGTGCGATAGATGATGCGGATTCGTCTATCATAAATAACGTAACAACTGTAGTTATTCGTCGTATTGTAGATGTGGTTTTCAATCTTTCTACTAGCTATACAGTTCAACTTAATAACGCAATCTATAAAGCTGGTGTTGCTGAAGAAGCAGTTATGACTGCAGGATTTTATATAAACAGCCAAGATGTAATCCACTACATAGATGACGATGGTTCTGGAAACTTGCGTCTATTCTATTACAACCCATTAGATTACACGAAAGTTTTTGTAAATAGTAAAATAGGTACAGTGAATTACGACACTGGTGAATTAAAAGTTAATTCATTGTTTGTAACCGGTGTAGTAGGTTCCGACTTTGAATTCATTATTAAACCAGAATCAGACGACGTTGTTTCTAAGCATAATCAGATTGTAAACATAGATGCAACATATTTAACTATTGATATGGAACAAGAAGTAACTTCAGTTTCTCACAAGCTTGCATCTGCTAGAACATGACAGATAAAACACCAATTGCAATTGCATTAGAAAGACAAATCCCCGAATATATTCGAGGAGAGTATGAGCTGTTCGTAAATTTCATTAAAGCGTACTATGAATTTTTAGATCAGTCTCAACAACGCAATTTAGAAGATATTCGCTCTATTGATAATACTCTTGAAGAATTTGTAATTCGTTTCAAGAAAGAATTATCTGTTTTATTTCCAACTAACAGTTTAGCAAACGAACGCTTTATTCTTCAAAGAATTCGCGAATTCTATAAGTCTCGTGGATCTAAAGAATCATATCAATTCTTATTTAGAATTCTTTTCAATAAAGACTCTGAAGTTTTCTATCCATCAACTCAGATTCTAAGAGCTTCTGACGGTAAGTGGACTCAAGAAAAATCTATATTTGTAAGAATGACTTCTGGTAATCTTTTCAATTTAACTGGAAAGATTATTGACATCAATACTGCTAATAAACAAATACATGTTTTTTCTCCTCGCGTAGTATTTTATCGAGAAGACGTGTATGAAGTTTTTATTGAGAGATCGTATACTCAAGATATTTCAATTGGTGATATTGTTCAATCACAAGATGGTAATGATGTTGGACAAATTATTCCGTGTCCAAGCAAATACACTATCACGAGTGAAGGTTCAGGATTTGAAATAGGTGCTTTATATTACCTTAAGACAGAAGATGGCGATGGATCGCTAATAAAGATTACCAAAATAGGAACTGGTGGATCAATTAAGAAAATTCAAGTTATTAACTTTGGATTAGATTACAGATCTACGTTTTATGCAAAGCTAAGCAATAAACAGTCTACGGCGTTACCATATCGTCATCCAGTTCCAGGACCTTATCCAGATGGAACGACTGGTTTCGTTGATTTGGGTTATATCAATACACAGGATTATTTCTATTACGATAAGTTTTACACACCAGCTGCGAATAACAATGAAAAAGTATTCTATGTCGATGGTACTTATGTTGGTGAAATTATAGGATCATTCTATACTAATGCCACAACTAAAAATGTAATTGATTTAGACACTGCTGAAAT